CTCCGTAAACACTGGCCCTTCCTTCAAGACTCTTGAGAGTCTTGGTACTAGGAAGGTACTCTCCTCGCGCCTTGCATACCGCCATGACGACGATGGTCCAAAAGACCATCGACTCAATCGGGAAACACAAGGCACTCCCCATCGTCGCAAACTTCCTTAGGTGAATTCGTTCACCGGACGGAAGTTCGGCGCTCGTCGTACGAGTTACCAGAACACAGTTCAGGAAATACTCGTTGAACTTGATCAAGTTCTTGACGAGACGCAAGGAGACTCGATCACTTGCCTCAGAGAGGTCAAGTGTCGAGAGGGACCGGTCGCACGAAGCGATCCGGGCCAACTCTCGGTTACGAGTCTGGTCAAGCCACCCAATGAAAGGGTGGTCACCCAGACGCTCCGTCATCAGAGTAAGAATCCCCTGCTGCATTTTCTGCAGATAAGAGGGTTCCGCTGCGATGATACGGGGCTTCTCCATCGTTTTAGGGACAGGAATTACCCGTGAGGGCAATTCCTCGCCCGGGGAGTAGAGTGGAAAACTGTCGAGCTCTTCGAAAAACGAAAAGCCAGGTAGAACGTACTTCTCGATAGGGAAAACCTCATCGAGTCGATGCGTCCACGACAGATCTCTGTACTTACCATTGCTAGTAAGTTTATCAGAGACCACTCCAGGACCATGCTTCGGGATGATCTCATCATGCATGATGCGTGACGAGACGTCTCCGATAGCACGGCCCCAAATCCGATGACTAACGTCGGCAAACCATGAATAATCATGATGTGTCGCGGGAGCCAAAGAGATTTGCCTATCAGTCTCAATGAACTGGTCATAAGCTTGAAGAAGCCGCTCTTCCGAGCAGAGCTCCTTAAGCTTTCCGTGAAATCCGGCAATCTGTCGGATAGCACGTATCGACCGTACATCAGGCTGAGCGAGGAGAGATCCATCAATGTCGAACACGCGAGCAAAAAGGTCACCGAGAAACTCGGGCCTTCTATCGCTGGACGGACCGCCCTTTCGGCGAAAGCCGATAAAGCCGTCATCCAGCAACGCGCCAAGCTCGAGAGACCTTTCAAGGTCTTTCCCAAGCTTCGGAAGAGATATGGTCAAGAAGGCCATACCCTCCGTTCGACACCTGGACTTGACTGTCGCCAAGTCCCGATGGGCACTGATTCCCTGCTGTGCGAGCTGATCTTCGATCAGTGCACAGTGGAGGTCGAACTGGCTTTTCAACATCGCTCCTTTCTAAAAGAGTTGGTGTTCCAGTTGTGACCGAGGTACTCTCAGCTATTACGCCGTGCTGCAAAAACAGCAGTACCAACTAGAGCGATAGCAGCAAGTCCCCCTCCGAGGAGGGTGACAATGCAAAGGAAGGCAACCTGAAGGATGTCGTCCATGCTATCGATCAGTTCTCGCCCGCGATAACCTTGATAAGGTTCGCGTTCGAGCTGGCAGTGAGCCAGGTAAGCAGAGCGACCGCAAGGTCTTTC